CACGCTATTTCCATCACTCCATCCGGGTAGAGTTCAAGAAAGGTTTCCATGCCACCACAGTTTTTAAAAGCACCGTGGCTAAGCAGTAATTCTTGTGTAATAATGAGTTTCATAGCTTCTTCTCCTATTTTGATGTTTGCACGTAGACTCCATTTTTTCCCTTGAAGGCAATCTTCTTCCCTTCAGCGGTAATCAAAGTAACTACTTGTACATTCTGTTTTTGTGATTTTTTGTTCATGATGTTTTCTCCTCCCAAATAATTTCAAAAAATTCTATCACGTCATCAACCGACCGGGCAATAATAGCAAGTCCCCCGGCTTCTCTTACATTATCCTGGAATCTTTGTTGGGCTGGTGTCACTTTCCCTTTCAGTGTTTTTACTTCAATCGCAAAAAATCTACCATGCCAACATCCGATAATATCTGAGATGCCAGGGGTGCTAAAGGCTCCTTGCCAGTGTTTGTAATGAAAAATCTTTCTAGCAGTGAGATAGTCCTTTATCGCCTTCGTGATGTCACGCTCAAGAATTTTTCCTTTTGGGTTATTGAATTTCGGCATATTCTTCTTCTCCTTCTTCATCGACTACTTCTTCGTAGGCTCTCAAAAAATCCTTAACTTCCTCAGCACATGAGGCGTGCATAGGAACCTTGTGGGGTATTCTTTGAGAACCGTCAATGATTGTAATCTCAACAAATTCAGGCATATCTGTGATTTGCCTTTCGCATACATCGCATAACATAGGTCATCCCTCCTTTTTGTAGATTACATTGTTGAATGCTAGACGATAGCATTCAGGCCAGTTCTCATTTTGGAGCGCGGCTGCGAATTGCTGGTTAATGCCCACTTCCATCTTGCCTGTCCAGGCAATTCTTTCGTCATTCGTAGGAGGCGGAATTTCACATTTCATTACCCATTGTTGCAACCACAGCTTTACATCCTGCGTAGCCTTTCCTTTCTTGCGGTACTTGCCAACAATGTCTTTTTCTGTAATCTCATCAGTTGGGAACTTTTCAAGCAGCCATACAGCAAATTCGCAGTCCCTTTCAAGGTCTTCTTGGCTTTCTGTCTCTCGTTTCTCCCTGACAGCTTTCGCAATATGCTCACCCACAGACTGTTGTTTCTCCTTCTGTGTCTGTTCTAAATCTTCCTCATCTTCCTCTGTCGGGATTGTGATTTCTGGAAAGTCCCTTTCTGAATACTGGGACTGGTCCTCCCCATCTTGTGTAAAAAAAGAGGAGGCGGCTGTACTCCAGAGCACACAGTCAACGGCACTTCGCTTCTTAGCCATTTTAAGCACTGTATTATAGATGTCTGCAATGTCTGGGTTTTCAATACGACCACGTTCTTGAGACATAATAGACTTATCATCTTCCTCAAACTTTGCTCCGCAACCACCCCCTTTTTTCCAGCAAACCCATCCACCACCGTATTCTTTCTTTCCTTGAATGATTGTTTCCTGATCACATCTCGGACATTTTAACCGTGCTTGACGATAGCGATATTTACCCTCCATTGTAGACGCTAGTCCCTCTCCGCTTCCAACACGCATACCAGAAGGGCGATGATAGGCAACTGAGGTCACGACATATTCGCGATGCCCAGAGCCCAAATCATTGACCTGAATATTTTCAGTCTGAATATCTAATTGGTAGAGAGCGCAGAGAAGCTCTGCTCCTGGCTTAAGCAGAGATTTTTTCTTGCTGCCAGGAAAGGGGGCTCCATAGTGGACGTTCTCTTGCATGACCGTCTTATAGAGCCGTTGGAGCTCTGTATACTGCCGGATGATAATGTCTGTGTCAATGGGCTGAATTATAGAGGATTTATTTTGTACTACTAATTGTTCTTTCATAATGTTTCTCCTTTCCTTTTCCATTGTTTCCAAGTAATAAGGGCAGAATACCACATCATATACTCGGAATTAATAGCAGGACTCATACTGGTGTGTACTTTGAACTTGATACTCGAACTATTAACATCAAAATTGTGTTCTAGAGATTCAATGAATTTCTGAAGAAACTCCTCAAATCGATCTTCTTTATAGTCAGTGATTACGTGATTGTGTACTACTAATTGTTCTTTCATAATGTTTCTCCTTTCCCTTCCCATTGTTTCCAAGTAATAAGGGCAGAATACCACATCACATACTCGGAATCAATAGCAGGACTCATACTGGTGTGATATTTGAACTTGATACTCGAACTATTAACATCAAAATTGCGTTCTAGAGATTCAATGAATTTCTGAAGAAACTCCTCAAATCGATCTTCTTTATAGTCAGTGATTACGTGTACCTTTATTCTATACATTTTTTAATATCGCCACTGCCCAGACTGCCCAGGGCGCGGTTTCCTCTGAAACCCAAACTCCTGGCGGATAGACTCCCGGATGCTGGCAGAATCGAAGAACAGCGCCATGAGCAGCGGCAAGTAGCATGAGTATTCTTGCACTCCTGAGCCATCATATGCACTCTCAGTCGTGCAATAATACAATAAATCAGGATACGGAATCGTGACCTCATAGCACTTATAGAGAATATAATACTCTATTGAGGTCTTATTCTGATTCCATGTCTCTTTGATTTTGAAATGATACAGATTAGAGCCTGCTTCTCGAAATGACTCAAAAAATTGAGAAGCAGAGATCCAAATACGACAGGCAGGGGAATGGAAGATTTCAATGGTCTGTTGAAGTCTGAGAAGTTCCTGTAGCGCGAGCCAGGATAACGGCTCAATAATAGCAGGGGACTTCTCTTCCTGGACTTCTAGCCAGGCTTTCATATCCTGATGCTTGTTGAGTTTGTAGAAAATTTCTTTCATTTGTTATACGCTTTTCCTGATCCTCCATGCAGGAAAAGCGTATAAAAATTGATTAATAAATTTCGGTAGCTTAATAGGGGACCTAATTCTTAAATGCTTTCGCAAGTTCACCACTCGGTCCGCGCCCCGGTTCGTGGCTACACGATTAAGCTACCGAATCCAATCCCTTGCAGGGATTTTTTAGCTCCTCCCGGCCCCACTGGCGAACCGGGAGGAGGAAAAAGCTTCCGTTTTCACGATTCACGGATGATGAACGCTTCCATACGCTCACGCTTCATGTCTAAATCGTGCCCATCCCAGGATTGATCGTATTCCGGGAACTGGCCGACAACCTCATCTCTCGGCAAGTGCCATGATACTTGACCGGTCGGTAAATCTATCATCAATACCGGCCAGTCCGGCTCTTGCGGATCAATATACAACCCGACTTTCATGCCTTGTGCCTGAGCTAATTTGGCCAAGGCTAAAGCCGCCTGATTCCGGTCAAAGTACGCTTCACTTTGACTGTCACTTTGAAATTTTTTCACGATCTTTCCTTTCTCTTTTGCCCCTTCCAGATTAGCTCCGCTCAGGTCGGCTCCTTCCAGGTCGGCTCCTTCCAGGTCAGCCCCTCTCAGGTTGGCCAAGGCCAACGCCGTTTGAAATTTTTTCATTCGCATCAGTTCCACCTTTCCACATTTCTTGCACTCGCGCTCAGCGCCGGCAAGATACGGGAATAAATTACGGAGCAACTCTTTTTTCTTCCATGACCATTCGCTCCACTCATGCTTGCAAAATAATTGCTTTACCCACATTGACACTAGAATTATCACCGGTAAATTTCTCATGATGTTTCTTCCTTGTTTATGAGCCGCGTCATTGCGACTTAATCCCTTCCAGGGATTCGCCTCCCGGCCTCGCCTGTTGGGGGCCGGGAGGAAAAAATATGAACTCCTACGACCTGTTATACATATTTTCCCAAAACTCTAAAAATTGCGAGTCTTCCCCGTAAGCCGCCCGCAACGCTCGGGCGACCGCCCGAGGTTTCGTCCAGTGGAGGCTCGCATCGAGGATAATACCTCGAATGATCATCACCCATCGGGCTTTGCTATATTGGGTGTCGACCCCCTGGATTCCCCAGGAGATCCCGTGTTCGGCCTCAGTAAATTTCGGATTTTTCCCGAAATAGACTGGGCCAGACGGTTCGCCCATCCATTCCCAACTTTCTTCCTGACTTTTGCCTTCTTCCTGGTGTGAAACTCGTTTCCACCAGGCATCCCAATATTCACGGGATGCCTGAGATCCATATATTTCTTTTTTTGCTTTCATAATCTGTTCCTCCTTGTTCTCTGCTCAGTTCACGGGGACTGAGCCCCCCATGAGAGCACCATGCTCTCAATCCCTTGCAGGGATTTTTTAGCTCCTCCCGGCCCCCAACAGGCGAGGCCGGGAGGAGGATTTTCATGGACTCATGAGACCCTTTTTAGAATCACAGAATCTGCAAATCTTTTCACTTTCTCTCGCCTTGAAAAAATATTCACGACGATTTTTCTCATAATCCATCGCATACTCTGCTACCACAATTTCGCGGTGACATTTCTTGCATCGACCTTTCTCAACAAATGTTTGATGACTCAACATAATGATAATGTTCCTCCTTGTTTATGAGCCGCGTCATTGCGACTCAATCCCTTGCAGGGATTCGTGTCCCCCCGGCGCCCAACTGCGACGCCGGGGGAGGAATGACTACTAGAGCCAATCAGCATGATTTTCAATTTCTTGAATAACTTGCTGATTAGAAATTTCTTCCCATTCTGATTGGCTATATTCTGAAGTATTCCCATATCGGGCAAATATCTTGCCCGAATCTTTCACGAACTCCCATTCTTCATGAGGGTTCCCACCATTATTGTGGCGTATATGTGCGCCACAATCGCATGGCTCATCGAGACAGAATACTTCTCCCTCAGGCAGTTTTGCCCATTCTTCCTTGGCGTGTTCCGCTCTTCGATTTTGTTCACTTGGTAATAATCTCATGATCTTTTCCTCCTTGTTTTTGAGTGGCTTCATTGCCACCCACCCTATTATATATGCACACCTGATGCCAGCTTTGACAAAATGAGAGAAAAAAATACAAGATTTCTTGTAAGTCTAATGTTTATAAGGAGAAAAAAAATTAAGAAAAAAGATAAAGAAGTGGAGATGTAAACGGCGTTTACACTAAAGGTGAAGGAAAGGCAAAACTCAGATGGCTAAAAGTAACACTATTCGTCACTCTTTTTGGCGAGAATCGTCATCATCTTCAAAAGGCTCATTATCAGGCAATTCTGGCTGTGAAAGCTCTTGCACAAAACTGACAGTTTTTGGCATCGGCATACTATCAGGGATTTCGAGTGACTCATATCGCAGAAGATCGCGGGGGAATCGATACCCCAGAGCATTCGTAATTCGCCTGATAGCCTCTACCTCGGTTTCTTCGGGAAAAATAACCTGATGATCAAGGAAATTTCCATCTCTATATAATATGTAAAGCTCTCTCATTATACAAGTCCTTTCCAAATTGAAAATGCTACAGAGATAAGTCCAGAAATCACAAGCATCAAAAGCACCCATGTAATCTTGATTTGCTGTTGGAGCTTGCCAATTTCAACGCGCAGTGTATTAATTGTTTCTTGCCATTTTTCAGCCAGTTCCATTCTGCGCTCTAATGCTTCCAATCTTTCCTCATGGAGTGCGACCTCTGTCGCAAGACTATAATATTTTGTTGTATCTAGTTCCAATTTCAACTACCCTCTTTTTCTTGTAATCGCCTGCTATTATGGTGAAATCAGGTTTTGAAATTCATCACAGCATGTTTGAAATTTCATGAAATTTTAGACAGATTTCATTCGATTTCATGACGATTTCAAAGAATTTCATTCGCTTTGAAATTCTTGTAAGGCACTATGCCACACATGAAAGCAGATGTACAGCGTTATGCCACACACTGAAAACGCCTGCTATCAGGCAACTGTTACAGAGTGTAACAGTTGAAATTTTAAGAGTTACAGAGTGTAACAGTTTGTAATCGCCTGCTATCATGGTGAAATCAGGATTTCATGCTTTGAAATTCCTGAAACTGTTACAGAGTGTAACAGTACGTCAAAATGACGTACAACATCCTCTCAAAAAGTTGGCACGCTCTACGTTAATTAGTCCACATCTTTGACTAACGAAAGTTGCGCTAACACGTGTAACACGCTTTGAGTATTGAGCCAGATAGCATATTTAGTCGGATCATTCACAACATCAGGAGAAGGATTCTGCTCTCGTGCCCAAAGCGGATATTTTTCTGATAAGCCCTGTATATCAAGCGTTACGCTTCTGTTTTTATTGCCTGTTATAATTTCTGCCATTAGTGGTCTGTATGCTCTATAGATATAGTAATTCCCATTCCTGCGATTCTTGCCGCTAATCGCAGGAAAAGACTAGCAATCCAGCATCGAAATTTGAATTCTTTCAAACGATGCACAGTAACTTTCATTTCAAGATGTGCCATAAGTTCACTCACATTTAAAACAGCTTCTGCCATTCTTTCGCCTCATAGAGTTTCTGCTCTGTATCAAGCACTCCTTGCCAGAGATCCCCTATCTTCGTATATCCCTCTGGCTCTAACCCCCATTCCCCCCGTAGCGGCTTTGTAAAAATTTTCACTTCTATTTCTGAGGTGGAATTTTTCCGATAGACTGCGACGGCTACATCCTGACTCTCTGTATTCCCGAAGCTCTTAAAATCTGTAACATCATCTTCTTTAAGCCGCTCATTGCCTCGCATCCAGCCCGCTGTCACTGTAAGAGAATTTTTCTCTTTGATGATGAGAGGACGAACATTGTATTTCAAGCCTTCTTCAGGATCATAGATGATATGTCGAGCCTGAAATACATAAGGCTCATCTCCCTGGGGAACTTCAGTCGGTTCATAATCTTCTGGCACGCCCCCAAACTGCTTGACAAGCGAGGCTTTTCGTCTGTCAAACCATTCCTTTTCTTCGCGTCGAAATTTGAGTTCGGCTTTCTTGAGAAGCTGATACTGTCTAATCCTTCCTATTTGCGTGTTGCATGAAGCAGCCTGATTTAACAGGGCCTTACGCTCCTCAGATTTCGGAGAAGCTTGTGACGCCTGTAGCTCAAAATCTGCACGCTTCAGGTCAAGCTCATTGATGAGTGCTTGAAGGTTTTCGAGTTTTGCGACATCTCCGAACGCCTCCATTTTTTGAGCGAACTCTTGTCGCTTTTTAGCTGCCTTCGGAGAGGCTGATTGTCTATCATTTTGGATTTCTCCGGTCTGTATATTTCTCCAAAGATACATAATTATGCTCCTATGACAATATACCCATAATTGATAGAATTTTGATTAACAGTGTTTGATGAACCAACCTGGAATTGTCCAGCGGTAGTCACATCTTGAATAAGATCGGCTGCAAAAGCAGCGGCATTGTCAATCTTGGTATTGTCTCCAGCGAGGTCTTCATTATGAAGGCATGCATGATATGCATTTTTTTTCACATGGCAGTACTTAATATCTAGGTCAGTGATCGTCAGGCTAATATCATGGTCATCAATGCCATTTCCGGCATACATGTCATGCTCAATACGGGCTGTAAAAGGGTCTGTCGAGTGAGTTCCTGTATCATTATGTCCAGAAAGAAATATATCTTCGATGGTTTTCTCAACACTATTCCCCGCCCCGGTTCCTGACACATCAGCATCTAAATCGTCGCCATGTTCAATCCAAGTGGGATCACTTCCTCCTGTTGGGTTCATTGTTGTTGTATTATCATACCCATAAGCCATGTAATAAAAGGTGCTTCCGTTCCGGTTAGTATTATTGGCAAGATAGACTGTAAATTTCCCATTCTCCCAACCATTAAAGCAATTGACAATAGCTCCTGAATTATCCCAGGGCCATCCGTTGCCACCTTGACTGTTATTTGCCCCATAGGTTATCGGCAAATCAGCGGCATGAGAATACCAGATTTCTACAAAGAGTGGCTCAAAATTGCTGTTAGAGAAATTAACGTCCAAGTTTGCCCCCGTACCGGAGTAGGTTCCAACCTCGATTTGCAAACTGGTATCTCTCCCATCATGGATGCCATTTAAACCGTGCTCAACTAACATTTGGGTGTCGATATACTGACCTGCACGATTTTTAATGTCCGTATAAAATGGGTGATTATCACCCACAATAAGCTCACTAGAAGAGATATACGTAATTGCCATTAATTAATTCCCATATACCACATAATAATACGTGACAGCGTTCTGATTCGTTGCCGCATTTGTTCCGACTTGAAATTGTCCGGTTGTCGAAATATCCTGAATCATATCCGCTGCAAAGACTCCAGCCGCCGAACTTTTAGTCGTATCGCCCGCCATATCAGACGATTTCCAATAATTATTCGCAACTTGAGAGGAGAAGACTCGCATAAATGAAATATCAATTGAACTATCTGTCAGGCTTATGTCACGGTCGTCCACGGAATTTCCCACGTAGGTGCCTTCTTCAAAATCAGAGCTTTCTACATCATCATTATGGTCTCCATTTTTCTCATGCTCAGCACAAAAATTATCCCAAATAGTTCGATTCGGGCGATTGTAGACATCAGAATTCCCAGACGGATGAGAATTCGCGTCTCGTAATTCGTAGTATTCGCACCAGTTAGGAGTCCCTGTCGCCATTTTTCTTTACAACCTCTTGTATTCTTGCTAATAGCTCCTGATAAACATCTCGCTCAAACTCTAATAAATGCCGTTTTTCTTCATGCTTTCTACTTGCTAAAAGCTCGTTAATCTCCTGTATTCTTTCTGTAAGATAATCATGCAAATATCTCATTAGAGATATAGATCGCGATTATCACGATCTCCTCCGAATGTGTACCCGTCGCCTGCGCTGCGTGTACCATCCCACACATCGGGATAGGCAGGGTATGGGTCGCCTACATCTAATACGGTCATGCTCAAGAGATAATTATCACAATCGCAATTTGTATCTAGCACCCAGGCTACCTGATTCTTGAGAGCATCTCCATTAGAATCTCTTCGCTCTTCCCATGAAAACAAACAGTAGTCCCCCGGCTCAGCATGAATATTATCACAAGCGTATTCTTCTTCAGAAACAATCCAGACAGGCTTTTGATACGTATCTACCAAATACTGCTGTAGCGTGTTTATCGTGGCAGTATTTCGACAGAAATTAAAATTCATCTCCTGAATCCGTGCCCCCTGGCTTTCGCTTCCATACTTATCTAATACCCATTGATCTGGGAGATAGTCAGTCCCATCATCTGTTTGCAAGTAGTACGTGCTGGCATTATTCTTGAATCGCTTATCGCTCTTATCTGCGCTATACGCATAATTTGCAATGACTTGATGGGTAAGCGTGTCATGCGTTCGTGAGCCCGATGGAGACCTCGTATATTTGTGTTCGGCTAAAACGAGATCAATATTGAACTTATAACTCACATCTCGCATGAATAGCAATGCAAGCCTATTCTCATGATTGATATACCAGGAGCCTAAGAAGGAGGATAGAATATCTGTAATATGATAGGCAAGGGTGTTATCTGCCTGAATGACCCCGGCGCAGACATAAGAATCACTATCAGCATGAGCCTTTGCCAGGCTTTTGGTCGTAGCATCAAAGAGGGTGGTATCGCCTGCCAAATCAAGAATATATTCAATGGCATCAACTGGATTCGTAATGAGTGCTCCATCGCTATCGATAGCTCCGGAGCACTTAACTGTCACGGGTGAGGTTTGCGCTGCTGAAAAATCGGCATACGCTATAGTCCCCTGGCCTTCAAGGTCTCCACTTGTCGTAATCGCATCGGGAACGATAACAGCCCCATCACCATTATAGAAAGTGATCACATTCCCGTTAGCAACGGAGAGAATTTCATGACAGGCGATGCCATAATAATGATTCACAGTATCAATGTACGGGCATACCGACACTCCCTGTGCCCCGGTGTTCTCAGTCAGATCCCCTATCAGGATAGGCAGTGTGTCATTATTATTCTTTGGATTGGCGTATCTCCCACTTTTGGGCAGTTCGTATTTTTCAAAGAGCGATGATGTCAGGCCGATATAGGTCAATGTAAGTGTCTTATTCGTAGGGGTTTCAGAAATGACAATCCCCCTTGCAATAGAAATATAATCCCCATAATCAAGGCCAGGGAATCCCTGACGAATTTCGACAGCCTGGTTGACGAAGCTTTCATCTGTATCGTCCCCAAGCATCCGGGAGAAATAGCCGTCTGCATTATCCAGGACAACCGTATTGGTCGTTGCTTCTCCCTGCGATAAGCTTGTGATAATGTCCTGAGCATTGCGAACAAGTTTTGTGGTGATGCTTCCAAATTGCAACACCCTAGCCTGTATATCAGATGTGCCGAGCTCTGCTCCGAATGTGCCTCCATCGCCCGCGCTTGCCTCTCCATTCCAGGTGTCATATTGACCAGCGACAGTTTCTTCAGGCACTTTTTTAGAATAGCAACGACGGGTCATCGTCGATGTCAGGAACAGCAAAAAGATCGGCTTTTTATGCTCTCGCTGCTTCTGAATATATGCCCAGGACCGTCTAATCATAATAAAAAGAGTAAAAATATATTACAGATAAAAATAGTCCAATTTAGATTACTATATATAGTATGCCATTCTTAAATATATGCATATATGTAGTGCCTAAAAATCATATATATGCTATTTTGACAAAGCACTTTGTACTTTCTCATTTTCTTCTCCTTTGTTTTCTCCATGTGTTTTCTTTAGGTTGCTACTATACCGAAGCTTTTGCCTTTTCTTGCGCTTTCCTCTCATATTCATTTCAAAAATATTTCCATTGCTTCTTTTTTCACATACTCCCCCTCTCAAAATGAACGCCTGAGAGCGATTCTAAGCGACTTTCTCAAGTACCTGCGTATATGTATATGGGTTCAATTAGAGCCTGCCCTTGACGACTTCTGCCCACTCTAAAGTGCATTCATCTAGGTCATAGTGCTTTAATGCCCTCTGTAGCGTATCATTGGCATTATTCATGAGATAGCACTCCGAAGGAGTATCATAATGCCGATGGACAAAACACGGATCAATGTCTCCTGTATCCACATCATAGAGCGCAAGGTACATCGTCTCTAGGCTCTCATAATCTGTATTGTCCAAATATTGAAACTGTGTCGGGAATACGCGCTGGCGGCTGTATACGCGGCCTCTGACATCTCCTGTAATCGCTGTATTGCGGACTGTATGATGTCTGATGCTCCGATTGTTTGAGCGTGGTAAACGACTTGCATCCTGTGCCAACTCTAAATATGTCCCAAGATAGAAATTAGATAATTCAATATAATCGTCTGTATTAGTTTCATCTCGCATCTCTAATCGCCAATAGCGATAGGACTCAGAAATGTACTCAATACATGGTTCGTCTGTCTCAGTCAGGGCCTTCGTGTACGCCGGGCTTGCCCAGGCATCAGAGCTATTCGCGAATAGCTGGCATGTCGCGCTTGCACTCCAATTATGGTCAAGCGCAACAAGTGCTGTAATGTTCTGAGCAGATCCTAAATCAATAGTCAATGTTGGAATTTCATAAACTTCAATAGTATCGAATAACATCGTACCAGCAGTAGCACTATCTTTTATGAGATTAATACTGATGCTTGCCTGATCTGCGATAAATGTAAATTCATATTGTACCCAATCCCCTGAGGTTGTTCCAGTCTCTGTGCCAACCTCTGCCCCCCCAAAAGCCTGTACTTGAAATCCTTCATTTCCAGATGTGCCAGATTTGACATATGCTTTACAAATATATGCATTCCCAGAAGTACAGGCAATGGATTGTCCTGTATATTGATATGCTCCTCCGGTTCGTGTGATTTCAAGGCAATTACCGCTTTGACCACCTGCCACTGATGCTAATGTACAATTTACTGCACTCCAATCCGTCGTATCACTTGTAAAATTTGGATTTGAAATAAGATTTGTCGTCAGGCTTCCCGATCTCCATACAGAATTACGAGATAAGTCCAGAAGCCTGGCCGGACCATACAAGGCATAGCATGGGAATATCCAGGAATCTTCTTCTACAAAGTCATCGCCTGTCCCCTGTTCCCAGGCAACTTGTTTACCATCCGTGCCTAAACTTGTGAGTGTTGTTGCCGTCGTGACTCCACTTGCCTCCCAACCAGAGGCTGTCTCACTCGTTTTCCAACGAAATGTAGCTGAGCCAACTTCAGCACCACCCGAAACATCATCAATCTGACAGGTCACATAAAGATCGTCATCACCTGTGAAGTCCCCTGCCGCTCGCATGACTGCGGACCCTGTACCATTCTTTTGTGTACCTCCAATCCTCCCAGTAGCCTGAGAGGACGCTGTAATCATAGAAGAAGCGGTAATCAGGTTATTATACAAGAATCTTGGTTTTTCGTATGATGTTGCCATATTACGGAGTAATGATAATTACAGGTTCATCTCTACTTTCAGGAATTTGTGGAGGCGGCAAAGCTCTTGTATGGGAACATGACACACAAAAGATGAGGCATATCGCCACACAAAGAAATATCAAAAGGGTTCTTTTCATTATGTACGATCTTGAAATAATTTGAAATAGTAAATATCGATGTAATGGGCTGCGTTTTCCTCTGTGAATACTTCAATACAGGGCTGTAGCCCAACAGTTGGTACATTGCTTGTTACTGTCCCCTGAGAAGCCCCGTCAATGAACCATTCTAAGGCCGTATCACTTGTCCACTCTACCCTGTAAATATGGGTGTCTGTGTCCAGGACAGCCCCCTGGTCTTCAGTTGTAGTTCCTCCCGTGCTTGCCTGCAAATAGACCGTATTCTGTCCAGAGGCATCGAACATAATCTTGATATAATCATCAGTCCCGACACCCTCAGATTCCTTTAAACCAATCCCAAACTCAATATTTGTAATCTGTTCAACGTCAAGCCGAAATTCAAAGGCCGGCCGCTGTGTGCTGACAAAAGTCGTAATATCATTCCAGTCAAGGCTTTCTTCATTCGTTGCGGTTGCCCCAGTTGTAAGCCGCTCAGCCCCCCCTGTCAATGCCTGGATAGCGACTGAGCCGGTCGTCACGTTTGTTGTCCACTGGGGAGCATCAATGACGACAAACTCATCTTCCCAATAAAATTTACTCTGTCTGATACTTCCGGTGACATCAAGGTCTGTACGAGGATCTGCATTCATAATCCCCACTGCATCAGCCCCTGCATCAACAGTAAGTGCATTAGCGTCGTTATTAGACTCAACAACAAAATCTACATCAGCAGAACCCTGATTAAACGTGACAGTCACGCCATTTGTTTCGAGGGTACTATTCCCAGAATCTATAAAGAGAGCCTTGTCTGTCGAGTCAGTCTCATATTTGAAGTCATAGTCCCCTGAATCTTCGTTAATATTGAAATCACCGCCGTCAAACTGGACTTCACCAGTGACATCAAGGGGAACAGCGGGGGCAGCGGTAAAAATACCGACCCGGTCATTTCCAGCGTCGACAACAAATGCACTTGCCGAACCATTAGATTCTATTGTAAAATCATAATCGCCTGAATCTTGATTATGCGTAAATGTCCCTCCATTCGTTTCAATCGCCCCCGACATATCAATAGCAACACCAGGGGCTGCTACAAAAATGCCGACTCGGTCATTTCCTCCGTCGACAAAAAACGCTGCCGCGTTGCCATTTGATTCAATTCGAAAGTCCCGGTCTGCGCTATCTTCATTGAATACGCAGGCAGAAGAAGCGCACTCAAAATTGCCACCTGTAAAGGCCATAGCAATGCCATTATCAGTGCCATCCCATAGGGCGGTAGCGAGTGCATCATCTGTGTAGTACTCGCCGCTTGCCGTTGAGCTATAATCCTCCAAAACGAACCTCAACCGAGCATTCGTTTTGTCAAACGAGGCATTTAACAAGTCTAACATCGTGAGTGCTTGAACTGGATTTGCGAGAAGCAAAAAGACAAGCACGCCTACTAATAAAATCCTTATATTTTTCATAGTTCCCTCCATTAATTAAAATTAATATGTCTTAAAAACATGCACTCCCATCGACAATTTTCAGATCATTCGTTCCATCACAAAAACACAGCACATTAGCCGTGTCATTGTAAAAAATAGCTCCTTCAGGATATCCTGACCCACACGGATCAGAGGTCACAGCATCAGGAACGATGCCCTGTGCGAACGTCACCTCTCCTGTACTAGCGATTGTAACTCTTGTTGTACCATCTGTTCTTAATTCTAAGGCATCTGACCCATTACGGGGACGCATCCCATAGGCTGCCGCGGTCGCATCAAAGACCCCATAAACTCCGGCAGAAATCAAGACATTTCCATTAAAGGCAGAATTTCCTGATACATGCAATTTATAAAGGGGATTTGTTATATTGATTCCCACATGTTGAGCGGAATCAATTCGCATCGCCTCCGTGGGGACATCATTATCAGAACCATCATTTGTGTAGAAAATAATATCACCTTTTTGGTCATCGCTCGTGCCATCATGAGAAAATTGAATTTTCCCCAATGTGCTTTCTTCAGCACCACTTTGAATTCCCTTCACACTAATCGCACTTTCACGTCCACCCTCAGTATCTTCAGCAGTAGGATTTTTGAGTGTCATCGCAGGACTTGAGCCAATTCCACCTATGGATGCTTGCCCCTGTGTATTATCCCACTCCTCATTTGTCGCATCATAATAGAGCAGATCCCCGGCAGTTAATGAAGTAGTATTGATGAATGCGATATCAGACGAATTATCTGACAAGATAAGTTGCAACGCGCCATTTGTACTATCAAACGAGCCTGACAAGACAGCATCAGATGTGTAGGCTGTTGTTTGCAGAGATGTTGTCCCCCGACCGGTTACAATTCCCTGTATCGCCCCGTTTGTGCTATCGAACACGCTAGATAGCACGGCATCATCTGTATTGCCTCGCGTGCCCGCTGTTGCAATCGCCTCTTGTAATTGCCTATATTTATACTGAGTATGCCCTACCATTCCGATAAGAACTATGTTTATAATCATAAATAAAATTAGTACTTTTTTCATGGATTCACCTTGAATGTAAATTTATTTTGTCCCTCTTGTTCTCGTGTGATCCTGCTCGTAAACCGTCCGATTTCTTGTTTCTCCATCACAAGGACGATTTCTTCAGGCATTGCTTGTCGTTCCTGTGCCCTGGTTTCTGCCGCCATTGGTGGTCTCTGTGAGAGCCCCCTAGCTTGATTGAGAAGAGCCTGTGAAGACATGGCAAATTGGGTTCGACCACCAGGAATGAGTGCGGCTGAGTCAATAAATGCCGGTTGCAATCCCATTTGTAACATATCATGAAGTTTTCCTGATACAGAATCAACAGCCGTTCCTGTCTTTCCTAGCCATTGGATCGTATCTGGTAACACTGATTTCCCATATAGGACCTCTCCTAATTTCGTCCCCATGTCCTTAGCTGCTTTAATAGGGTTTACCATATACTCCATCCAGGCTTTCCCGATGCTTTCCATGTCTGCCAGTATACTAGAAGAAAAATCATCCCAAATATTCCCAATGTCTTTCAAATCATCTATGAGGACCTTTGCCCAATAAATGAGGTCATTGAGTGCGTCAATAATATTTCCTATACCAGTAGCAGCCCATTTTACCCAGTCCCATGCAGCCCCCCCCTTCTCTTTTATCCAGTCAAGTGCCTCTTGAGAAGCCGTTTTAATACGCTTCCAAACCCCCTCAATTCCTTCTTCTCCAAGCGTTTTCAACCATCCCTTGACATGTTTCCACACAGCAAGGACAGCTAGACCGAGTGCGCTAAATCCTTCTCGTAAGGCGTCAAGGAGTGCTTTTTGATTTCCCGATTTCTCTAGCCATGCATTGATCTGTTTTACAAGAGGCGTCAGGACTGTTTCGACAAACCAGCCGGCGACTTTTGCGAGTGGCCCCCCTATTAGAAGTTGGGTTAAGCGCAAGTTTTCACGAAATTCCTTCCATTGACCGGACGCTGTGTCAACCGCCGCGTTATAAGCTTTTTGTACAGCGTTGCCCTCTTTGCTTGCTTTCTTGGCCTTTTCCATCTGCTCGCGAAGCCCCCCGGTATCCTGCGCTAATTTCATCACAGCATCTCGTGTACGATGAGCATTAATGCCTAGTTCCCCTAAGACCTGAACCATACCAATTGGCCCTTTTATATTTTCTATGGAGTGTAACCTGTCTAATACTAGCAGGAGGGCCTCATCAGGGCTCGATTCTAACATTGACCGGAATAGGCTGGTATTGATATTGAGGACTTCAGCAAACTTTTCATGGCTTGAAAGCATTGACCCCATTAGGCGCGACATCGCAGACCCTGCAACACGGGTCGTAACTCCCATCTCCCGCAATTGCGCAGCTAACCCTGCTGTCTGTTCAGCCGTTAGTCCGAAGACAGCAGCCATTCCGCCCATACGTCGCATGATCTCAAGGATCTGGCCCGCTGTAGCTAATGTGCTATTTCCTAATTCTGTAATCGCCGAACCAATGTTGAGGATGTTTTCCATAGGGATATTGAACACATTCATAATAATCCCCATGAATTCGGCTGTTTTCCCGCTTGCCATGCCAAACGCCTCACTCATCATCGCGACAGCAGGCACAAAGTGTTCTAGCTCATCTCTTGCAACGCCCAATTGTCCAGCCTGGCCTGCAATTTCTGCGAGGGCGAAAAATGACGTTCGTCCTCGCAAAAGTTCGAGTGACATGTTAGCAAGCTCTTTTCCGAGGATCTCTGTTGCGTCTCGCGATAAGTTCATTGTCCGCCGGGCCTGTGAGAGGGCTACTTCATATTTCATCCACTCTCTGGCAGAGTTGACAAGGGCCTCAATAGTGCGTTCTGGCAATTTCGCAAAAAAATCATTAATTGTTTCGCCAACCTTCTTAAATACGCCGCGAATACCACCAAGAAGACTCTGAAGAGGATGAATTGATTTTGCAAGTTCTCGGAATCTATCAGCTAACCATGATAGGCTAGAAAGCTTTTCAGTCGAATCTTTCATCTTTTTTGCTTCATCTGTAACGTTCTTGAAAGAATCACTAACCTTTTGCGCATTCTTCGAGCCTTTGTCTTCTACAATAATCTCGAATATTAAGCTTTCTTTATCTGCCATTTTTCACGATATTCTTGAGTACTCGTTTCATTGCATCTTTTGTACTGCGAGAAAAACTAATAAACGGTCGTTTCGGCACTCCTAGCCCATATTGATGGGCGCGCCCATAGGGATAGCCGTCTTCTGAAAGCGGACTATGAATCGGAAGTACCCATCTATTATCACGCTTAATCCAATTAGCCCGAAGGTCATCTAATACTGTTCGCAGTAGTGCTCCCGTCTTTGCAAGAATTGGCCAAAGCCTGCCATATTTTTTGAGCATCCGTTCTTCATAGGCTTGACTGCGAGGCTGCCAGCGCGGGTTTCCTTGCATAGCAAAGGTTGCCGCAACCTCTGAAAAAGCAATCTTTTGTACCTCTTGCAAGGCAGTCTTGTCTTTTCCGTTTGTGCGTTGGACAATGCGCACCAAGCGTTTTTTTGCAACCTCCCACTTTTTTGGCATTTTAACATGGGCTTTAATCATTTTCTTTTCTTTGTTTTCATCAGTTTTTGGGTTCCCTTTTTGAGTTTTTCTTCTTTTTGCAAGGAGCTTGTCGCGATTGCATACGCTTTTTTCTTGCTATACCCCTTTGCCATAAGGGCTTTTACTCGTTCATCTAAGATTTTTGGCATTAACTTCTATCAATCCACAGGTGCTCAAATGTGCAATGCACCTGATGATAATCATTAAGTGGTCCGATTCCTAAGCGGCGAAATGATACATTTGTCAAGCGAGACGCTAGGGATGAACCGCTTAACGTATTATTGTTATAGGTTAACTTAATGTCTGCAAAAATTTGTGATGTGCCCTTGACAGTAGCATTCCCTAAAAAGCCGTATGTCGCATTCGGATACCGCACAAAGGCAGAAAGCGTAATAGAATACGGGTTAAAATCACTCGTAATAGTACCGCTCATCACATCGACTACCGGACTCCAGTCATTCGAATAAATCAAAATAAACGGAGTTGTTGCGCTAAAATCAATAAACAGTGTATCTTGTGGGTGCAAGATATGCCGCTCTTTGATATATTCGAATGTTTCACCGGATGCCATCAGCGAACCGATGCTTGTATAATAGGCATTGCAGATTGTCCGAATATTCTCAGCCATCTAATGCCTCTTTTACAATCTTATGAATATCAGCTAGGTCATCTTCGTGAGGATATTGTTTTTCTGTGATAGTCAGAATTTCTCGCAAGGCGCAGACGTATACAGCATTTTCCATTAAAGCATCCTCAAACATATCATGACTGCGTTTTTCTACTGGAAAACTCATGGGTTATTCCTCCCGTCTAGTTCCTGGTGAATCATTTCAAGTTTTTCAAGCGTCTCCATAAATGACATCCCCATTTCTTCACAAAATATCCGTATCATCGGAATATTAAGATACAGCGCAACCTTTGTTTTTTCATGTTTCACATACTCAAAGCGAGTATGGTAATTTCGTATCCTCTGGTAGAGGTCAAAATATTCCTGAAATTCAAGATAAGTAAGCCTCGGATCGCCATGTTCTTCACAGGGAAGCGGATACTCTTTTCTCAGGTGAAGCAGCTTGCCCCTGTTTTTTTCATTGCAAACAGGACAAGAATTTTCTGCATCAGTCCCTATCCATTTGACCCATTGACAGCAGAATGTAATTTTTTTTTGTCTGCCAGAGCCTTTTCTTTCATCTTATTTTCAATGTCTACCAGGATATTTGCCGCCGCTGAACCGAAGTCAATCAGATACGTTGTGTACTTCTGAAAGAGCTTTTTAAGTTTCGCCTTTACGAAGGGCTGGTCATGTTCCCATCCCTCTACATAATCAATGAGAAGCATCCCCATCGCTGCGAAGTCAGGTTCTATTTCTTCTCCGCTCATGCGAGTTGCTTTCTTGATGATATTCGCCCGAACCCGTGCAGGTGGAATTTTCACAATAAGTGGAGGCAACTTCGGAATATCTCCGCTTTCTTCCCGGAAAACAACCGTGATTGTGTCGTCAAATTCCACTTCTAGCAAAGCATCTATGTCAAAATTTTCGCTCATAAGAATGTTAGCAAGACCGTATCGTTGCCAGCTACACTATTCATGTATGACTGTGCCCCGACACTGACCATTGACAAGGCGTCACTGTTATGTGCTACATCACGATAAAGCACATTTGGACAATTAATTGCAATGATTTGTCCTGATGTCGTCCCCAAAACAGCCCAAATCTCAACGGCTGTCAGGTTGTCTCGCATCAAGTACTCGTAGTCACTTTTAAAATACTTTTCAAAATCAACTGTGACTTTGCGATTTGTTGCAACCTGTGCTTTGTGTCCGTAGGTTGCGCTTGAAACGTCTGCCATTTCCCAACCGGGATCAATATCTATCTCAAGATTATTAATTTCCATGTTTCGCCTGAGATAGCAGTCTTCACCCTCACTTAATGCCCCTCCGAATGCTGAGGTAGTCGCTGTTTGTGTCGCATATGTCCACCCTGTAATCTGTTGTGTTTCATATGTACTGGAGCCAGTATCAATAATGAGATAATCATCAGTCGTTGCCTCCCAGTTAGGAGTCGCAACTACTACTGTTGATTCTGTCGTACAGCCGCTATCTCCGACACCGTCGTAGTACCAATAGGTAATAATGCCCCTGCATACAGGGGGTTTATACGTCACATCAGGAGTTGTCGTCAGTTGGGCAGCCTGTTCAATAGTATACCACAGGCTTTTAAACTCCCAATCAACATAGGCAGGCTCATTCACTTTTAAGCGGATCTTGCATTTTCCCCGTGCTCCCGGCATGACAATTTTCAATCCTGAGCCACCAGGATAGGCAGCGAGACACCCAGACGTAAAGTCTGTTCTCGCACTCTTGAGGAGGTATGCTATCCCTGGAAACCAATCGTCCCCGGTATCTGGGGCTGCCGTAGTCGGGGGCCACCAGGTATGAGCATTTGCGGCAGATGTCAGCACCCTTACATATTCATGAAGTGTGCCTGTTGTTTCTACTCTCGCGATGTGTCCGGCTGCTGTCGTATCTCCTGTAGTTGTACATCCGGTCGTTGTCGGGCTTGGGGAAGCTTCAACCGTCCCTGCTACCCCGACCGACTCAGCCCCAAAGACATTCTTAAATAGATCGCCCGTTTTCGGGGCTGTTCCGTGCGTGCCAGACCCCTTGAGTTCAGTTGTAAACGTTGCAGACGCATCATAGCCCGTGACAATGTGCCCCAGGCTATCCAGATTTCCAGTCATGAGGTTGCGGTCTACACTCGTTCTTCCGAGCTTGACTTCTCCGCCTTGTTGCGCTAAAATGACATCAGCCCCGGCAAAAGTAGGGGCTGTACCTTCGGTTGTTTCATCTTCAAATAAAAAATCAGTACATTTATGTATTGTGTATTCTTCGCTCATCGTTTCACCCCCTTAACTTGATGTTTCAGGTTCGCTATCGTCATCATTAG